AAAATTAAGACTTGCCTCCAGGAGCAAGAACCTTTATAAGAAGTTCTCTTTACCCGACCGCACGATCGAGTGCCCCCCCCCCATCCGAACCGACACCTCCTATGATATACTCAGCCCACACGGACATGACTCTAAACAAGTCACCCTATGCAAAATTCGTTTTTACGAACGGGCCGGACTTCACCTAGTGAGGATCCACCTACTCCCACAATAAGAATCTTTATAAGCAACCTTTCGGCCGCCGTAGGCAAAATTAAAGTGGTTTCGCGAACTAAATTTTTTTTTTTGTACGATCCCGAGGATTCACGTACCACTACATCGAATCGTGACATACTAATCCGCCCGAGGGGAAGCCGGATTATTGCCCTAAGTTTCAGTTCTCAATGCCGGCTACCGTTGCCTCAGCATATTAAGGGTAAGACATCAGTACTTACAATTAAGAAGACCGACAGGTCCCACACGGGTTCTCAATTTTCCCCCTTGACAGCACGCTTCAATAAGGTGTTGTTCCATTCCTCATGACAAACTCATGTGTCAATCGTCGAAATGGCACCCCATCCACGTAGCCCCTTCTCAGGTGCTCTGTATGACATATTAACCTAGATATTTATAGTTTGGGTTAATACGGGCAAGTCAATGGTTTAATTCGGTACCTTGACCAGGCCAAATTGAGATACGCTCCGTATGTGCCTTCCGGATGAAATCGATCATCAAGGTATAAGGGCTGGGTCTGAACGATCCTTTACAGATCTCCCCACATTATGACAAACTCGAAGTTACATTCCATAACACCCTCTCACACCCTCGAATCTTCATCCTCAACATTACCACCATAGCCTATCGCACCGGCATTAAGTTCCTACTTCAAAGTCCAGTTAGGACAATTAAGATCGACACCGACACCTTATACGCCACATAAGAATAGGTCCAACACCTAATAAATTCCTTATGCCTTTCGCAGGGTAATCCCCACTACTCGTATCCGCTTACTCTCGTGCCAGGATTCTTTCCTATACAAGGGATAAGTCACTCGAATGTGAT